AACGGCTCCGCAGGCGCATCGACAGGAACTGTTCAGCTTCGGGATGTGGTTTCAGGCGGCATCGGCGCAGGGCCCTCGGCCGACGGCGCGCGCTCCTCAAGGGGCTGGGCCTGCAGCGGCCTGGTCTTCACCGGAGTCAGGATACCGTCGGCGTGGAAGGCGTTCTTCAGGCGGCGATTGAACTCGCGGCCGACATCCCACTGGGCTCCGGGCGCGGTGGTGAAGCGGGCCTTCAGATGAACGGCGTTGTCGGTCAGCCGGTCGACCCCGAGGAGTTCGAACGGCTTGGTGATCACCTTCTTGAACGCCGAGTCTGCCCGCAGCCCGTCGCCGACTTTCTGGATCACGGCCAAGGAATGCTCGAGGTCGCTGTCGTAGCTGATCGGGATTTCCGCCAGATAGGACGAGAAGACCTTCGTCCGGTTATGGATCACCTGCGCTTCGCTGTAGGGGAAGATGTGCAGGGTCGCGTTGGCGTCCCGCAGGCGGATGGTGCGCAAGGTCATCGCCTCGACCACGCCGCTGAAGTCGGTGATCTGCACATTGTCGCCCACCGAGACCACGTCCTCGGCGATCAGGAACAGGCCGGTCAGGAAGTCCTTCACCAGCGTCTGGGCCCCAAAGCCCACCGCGATCCCCAGCACCCCGGCGCTGGCCAGGATCGGGCCGACCTTCAGGCCCAGCTCGGTCAGGATGGTGAGGCCGCCAACCACCACGAGCACCGTCTGCGCGCAGCCGGTCAGGATGGGGCCCAGCGTACGAAGCTGCGCCACGCGGCGCGGATCTGAGCTACCGCGTGCGAAACCGCCGACCAGGCGCTTGATGATGAAGCCGGACACCTCGACCAGCGCCGTGGCGATGATGATCACCAGCGCCAGGCGGACCAGTCGGCCACCCGCCTCGCCTGACAGCCATGCCCGCGCGTCGATGCCCCAGATGCCGAGGACGGCGACTAGCACACCGGCCCAGACGGCGAGACGCAGCAGGCCCCAGGTCAGCCGGGCCGCCTGCTGAGTGCGCGCCGCCTCGGCCTCGGCTCCGCCGACGCTGACCCGGGCCAGCCAGTGGTCGGAAAGCCGTCGGACGAGCCAGAGCAGCCCATGGGCGGCCGCGACGACAAGCACGGAAAGCCCCGCGTTGATCGCCGCTTCCCGCGGGTCGAGCCCCAGGATGTGATCCAGCGCCGCCGTGGTGGAGCCGATCAGTTGTTCGGTAAAGCTTGGTTTGGCCGCCTCGGACGCGGCCGCCGCCTTCGCGAGCGCTTCCGGGGCAACCACCCTAGCGCCCCTGTCCCAGCCGGATGGCCGCCGAGCGGGCGTGGGCCGGAAGCCCTTCGGCCTCGGCCAGGGCTATAGTGGCGGGCGCCAGCTTCGCGAAAGACTCGGCGTCGCACTTCACGAACGATGTGCGCTTGATGAAGTCATAGAGGGAGAGGCCGGACGAGAAGCGCGCCGCGCGGCTGGTCGGCAGGACGTGGTTCGAGCCGGCGACATAGTCGCCCACGGCTTCGGGCGCGTGGCGGCCCAGGAAGATCGCCCCGGCGTGCCGCACGCGGTCGGCCAGCCGCTCCGGATCACCGATCGCGAACTCCACGTGTTCCGGCGCGATCTCGTCCACTAGCCCCGGCGCTTCGTCGAGCGGGGCGATCACCATGGCCCCGTGGTCGCGCCAGGAGGCCGCGGCGTCCCGGCCGGTGGAAAGAGTGGTGAGCTGCTCCTGGATGGCGGCCTCCACCTTCGCGGCGAAAGCCTCGTCGTCGGTGATCAGGATCGATTGGGCGGCGGGGTCGTGCTCGGCCTGGGAGAGTAGGTCGGCGGCGATCCAATGCGGATCGTTGGCTCCGTCGGCCACCACCACGATTTCGGACGGGCCGGCCAGCGCGTCGATACCGACCGTACCATAGACTCGCCGTTTGGCCGCTGTGACGAAGGCGTTGCCTGGGCCCACGATCTTGTCCACCGGCTTGATCGGCCCCGCCCCATAGGCCAAGGCGGCGACCGCCTGGGCCCCTCCGACCCGCCAGATCTCGGTGACGCCCGCAGCCTGCGCCGCCGCCAGCACGGCCGGCTGGAGGCGTCCTGGCGGCGTCACCATGGCGATTCGGTCGACGCCCGCGGCCGCGGCCGGCACGGCGTTCATCAGGACGGTGGAGGGATAGGCGGCGCGGCCGCCGGGAACATAGATGCCCACGGCCTCGATGGGCGTCCAGCGCCAGCCCAGCTCGACACCTGCGTCATCCACGAAGTGCTGGTCGGCGGGCCGCTGGCGCTCATGATAGGCGCGGATGCGCGCGGCGGCGAAGGCGATGGCCTCCCGTACCTCTACCGGGCAGGCCGCCGCGCCATCGGCGATCTCCTCCGGACCCACGCGCAAGGTCGCCTCCGTCAGCTCGACCTTGTCGAACTCGCGGGCATAGCGCAGCAGCGCTGCAATCCCCTCGGCGCGAACCGCCGCCAGCACGTCGCGGACGATCGCGTCGACCTCTTCCGGTGTTTCGCGCCGTTCCGCCACGAAGGCGGAGAAGGCGGCCTGGAAGCCCGGGTCGGAAAAGCGGAAGCGGCGCATAGCCGGCTCTTTAGCGGCGCGGGCGGATCAAGGCCACTGCCGCTCAGGCCTCATGGGTCGGCGCCCGGGGCGTTGGCCAGGGTTCGGAGACGTCCGCCAGGACCGCGTCTACACACTCGATCTCTGCGCGCAGGTCACCGCCGCCGGCGAAGCTCAAGGTCAACACCCCGCCGGGCGCCTCACCGGGCTCGAACCCGATGGCCAGGAGTTCCAGGATGGCGTCGCGGCGGTCGCGGCGGATCTTCCGCGCCTGGACCGAAAGCACGCCGCCAAGCTGCAAGGCGGAGCGGACGCGCTGGCGCACGCCCGCCTCCCAGCGGAAGCGGTTGAAGGCGATGGTCAGGCGGCGCGCCTTCGCCTCGAATGAAATATCACCGACCTTCGCCACCGCGTCCTGCAGGGCGGCGGAGATCACGGCCAGGTCGTCCTGATCCTGGGCAAGCAGCTGAAGCGGCTGGGCGGCGGCCATCGGCCTACTCCACCTCCTCCGCAGCCCCATCACCCTTCAGGCGACGGACCTGGGCGCCGCAGGCGCCGAGCTTCTCTTCGAGGCGCTCGAAGCCGCGATCGAGATGGTAGACCCGATTGACCACCGTCTCCCCGCGCGCAGCCAGGCCGGCGATCACCAGACTTACCGAAGCCCGCAGATCCGTGGCCATGACCTGGGCGCCTTCCAGCGCGCCCACGCCGCGAACCCGCGCCTCGCCACCGTGCACCGAGATATCTGCGCCGAGCCGCATTAGCTCCGGCGCGTGCATGAAGCGGTTCTCGAAGATCGTCTCGCGGATCACGCTTTCGCCGTCGGCTAGGGTCATCAGGGCCATGAATTGCGCCTGCAGGTCGGTGGCGAAGCCGGGATACGGATCGGTGCTGATCTCCACGGCTTTCAGCCGTCCACCGTTCCGCTTCACGGTCAGGCCGTCGTTGTGCGACATCACCTCGACCCCGGCCTCGATCATCTTGTCGACCAACGCCTGGATGAAGTCGCTGCGGGTGCGGGTCAGGCGCACCTCGCCCCCGGCCATGGCTGCAGCCAGGGCATAGGTGCCGGTCTCGATCCTGTCAGGCAATACCGCGTGGGTCGTGCCCGACAGCCGAGTGACGCCCTGGACGCGGATCGTGGACGTGCCGGCGCCCGTGATCTTCGCGCCCATCTTGTTCAGGCAGTCGGCCAGATCTGTAATCTCTGGCTCGCACGCCGCATTCGTCATCACCGTCTCGCCGTTGGCCAGCACGGCGGCGAGCAGGGTGTGTTCGGTGGCGCCAACCGATACGAACGGGAAGCTCACCTCGCCGCCCTGAAGGCCGCGCGGCGCCTGGGCGTACACATAGCCTTCGTGCAGATCGATCTCGGCGCCCAGCGCCTCAAGCGCCTTCAGGTGGAGATCCACCGGTCGCGCGCCGATCGTACAGCCGCCCGGCAGCGACACCTTCGCCTGGCCGTTGCGCGCCAGCAGCGGCCCCAGCACGTTGAACGACGCTCGCATTTGCCGGACGAGGTCGTAGGGCGCAAAGCCGCTGACGATCTCGCGCGTGGTGAGCAGGGTCTCGGCGCCGTCAACCCCCATCCCCTCTGTTACGTCAGTGCCCAGCCGCTGCAGCAGCTTGCCCAGGAACCGCGTGTCGGCAAGCCGAGGCATGTTGGTCAGCCGCAGAGGCTCTTCGGTGAGCAGGCTCGCCGCCATCAGCTTGATGGCCGAGTTCTTGGCGCCGCTGATGGGGATCTCCCCCTCCAGCCGCGCGCCGCCGGTGATGGCGATGCGGTCCAATAGTCATCCTTCGAAGCACGCGCGGGCCGCGTCCCGCCGCGGCGCCTCAAGCGCGTATCTAGCCTGTGCGCCGGGAGCGCGCCAAGTCGTCAATCCGTCCTGGTCCTGTCAGGTTTCGGCGGAGGCGGCGGCGCAGCCGCCTTGCGGCGGCGAAGGTTGGCCCGCAGCGCCTGGGCGAGCTTCGCTTCCCGCGATTCGCGCTCACGCTTCTGATCGTCATCGTGCCCGGCCATATGCCGCAGGTGCGGCGAGGCGTCCCGGTCGTCAAGCGCTCCATGCTCGATTTGGGGCTTCACGCCGCGCCCGGCTACCGCTATAGCGCCCGCCTTCGCCGCCGTAGCTCAGTGGTAGAGCGCATCCTTGGTAAGGCTGAGGTCGGCAGTTCAATCCTGCCCGGCGGCACCAGGTCCCCCTAAGTTTTCAGAGACTTAGGGGGACGCCATTCTCTCGAAATCATTGAACTCGCGGCCTGGCGACTCCTATGGCCGCTCGTAGGCGCCGGCCGCGCCGCTGCCGTTGTTGAGTCGCGGGTTACCGTCGAGGTCGTATTTGAAGACGGCCTCACCGGCCGGGACCACGCCGTAGGCGTCGTTCGAACCGCCCGTGAGGTGGTAGTCGCCACCACCCACGCCCGTGCCGTTGGCCGAGGCGTTGCTTGTCACGCCGACGGTGGCGGTCGGGCGGCTCAGGCGCGGCTGGATCTCTTGCAGCCAGCCGGCCGGGCCGTAGGCCGTCCCGCCCGTGCTATCGCCGTTGATGACGATCAGGCCCTTTTGCTCGACGCCGAAGCGGTAGGGCCAGTTCCCGGTTCGGTCGTTGCCGTTGGGGCCGCCGTCCGAGTTGACCCGGAAGTAGTCGGATTTGCAATTCCAGCGATAGGTGATGCTGAACCCAGCGTTGCCCCACTTCACCAGCCCACCGGTGGCAATGCCGCTGGCCGTGTACATGCGGTTCATCCGGTCGCCGAAGACCGAGTTATGCCACTCGACGAAGTTCGGGAAATTTAGCGTCGATCCGTCCGCGCCCATGATGTTGCCGTTCAGCGGCGCCATCACCTCATAGACGTTGTTGCAATGGGCGTAGCCGCCATAGAGCGCGCCCGGCAGACGGACGGCATCGGTGTTCTTCAGGAAGACGTTGTTGCAGATCATCCCCCGGTCGCAGTTGTCGGAGACGCCGCCATCGTCAGTGAGGTTGATGGAGAAGTCGCAGCGGTTCCCGACCACGATTTGAGGCCTGAGTGCGTTGCCGTTCTGGGTCCCCGTGATGAGGTTGGCCGCGAATATCGGCATGTTGGCCGCGAACGGCGTCGAGCCCGCGCCGAAGGTGTTGTTCGTGAGGAACAACATCCCGTTGAAGTAGCGGTAGATCCAGGTGTTCGTCGGCGTATAGCCGAACGCCAGATTGGCCCCTTCGACCCACGCCATGATGTCCACGAAGCCGCCACCGTCGATGATGATGTCATCGTTGGTGGTCCCGAGGACCACCGCTCTTTCGATCGTGAAGTGAGCGCCGAGCTTGAGGTGCAGCATTCGACCCGGGAACTTGGTCGAGCTGGTCACCAGCTTGATCAGACCCGTCGCAGCCGGGTCCGCTTCCAGCGTGTACCAGACCTTCGTCGTCGCTGGCGCGGCGGTGTCCATGTCGTTGCCGAGAGTCCCGCCGAACCCGGCGATGGTGGCGCCAGCGCCCAGGCTGTCTTCCATCAGCCGAATGCGCGACCCGCCGACGTCGTTACGCTTGTCCGGCAATGCCTTGGCGTTGTTCGCAGCGCGCAGCGCCATCGCCGCGGCGGAGATCGTCGCATAGGGGTTCGTGATGCTGTTGAGGGCCGGCGTCCCCGAGCCGCCGTTCTTCACATAGGCGACGAGGTCACCATAGGTCCCGCCCTTGTCGCACATGAACCGCAGGCCCGCCTGGCAGGCCCGAGCCGTGGTCAGGGGCAAGTCGCCCGCCGTCGTGGTGTCGAAGACGCTGTTCCCGATCCAGCGGTAGATGCGGGCGTAGACGTCGTACTGGACGCCCTGGCTCAGGGACGTCATCGGAATGTCGGCCGCGTAGACCTCGACCTTCGGCCCCTGGGTCAGCAGGGTTGAAAGCGACGGATCGTTGACCTTGACCGAGATCCCTTGGTCGGTGGACGTCGCCACGTCCCGGACGCGGAACTCGACGCAGGCCACTTGCCGGCCGAACCGGGCGAAGAAGTGATAGGCCAGGAACTCGACATGGAAGTTCGCACCGGTGGGCGCCTGAGCGGGCGGGGTCAGGAACCCGTACAGCGGGATGGGAGACGCGAAGGTCGAGCTGTTCAGCAGTGTCCCGATAGTGCTGGCGTTGGACGCCCCGCCGCCGTTGTAGGCGCCCGCCGCGATGGTCGCCGATGTGATCGTGTCACTGGCCAATACATAGCGATCCAAGGTGGCCGTGACGACCACGTCGGAGCCGCTGGCCAACTGGGTGAACTGAGCCTGATTGGGCGCCGGCTCTCGCAGCGCCGCCGCACCGTTGATCGTCTCAGCGTAGTGGGCGACGGCGCCGCTGCCGTCATAGCCCAGGCGGTCCAGGCTGATCGCGAGTGGACCGGCGGCCAGATTCAGCGTCCCGCCCGTCGTCAGGCCCTTGAACGTGATGTCCGCTGTCCAACCGTTCCCGTCGACGAAATTGATGGCGGTGGCGTCGCGGATCGCCAGGGCCACGGCGTCGCCGGTGACCGGCGCGGGAGGTCCGCTCGATCCTTGCAGGCGACGGTTCAGATGGCCGGGGCCGCGCCCCGCGCCGACGTGCATGGCCATGGTCTGTCGCTCTCATATTGTTCGGTTGGAGGGACCCGCGAAGTTCAAACCTCGCCCACCAGGAGGGGTTAGGTCGCAATTTACATCCGGGTGTTATTGACTTGGCCGCCGTGGCGCGGCATGGCGACGGAAGCCCATGAACAAGATCGAGACCTTCACCGCGTTCACAGGCCATCGGCTGGTCGCCGCCGGCGGAATTGAAGCGGTCGCCCGAGCGCTCTGCGAAGAGGGTGCGTCCGGTTCCGTTCTGGTCTTCGACGCCAGCGGACGGCCCGTCGAGCTCGACCTGCGCCTTGGTCCCGAACACGCCGTCGCCGACTACGGCGCGCGCACCGCGCCGGCCGAAGGCCCCCCGACCCGCCAAGGTCGCGGACGGCCGAAGCTGGGGGTAGTGGCTCGGGAGGTCACCCTCCTGCCCCGCCATTGGGATTGGTTGGCAACCCAACCCGGGGGCGCCTCGGCAGCGCTCCGCCGGCTCGTCGAGGAGGCCCGCCGAGCGGACGATGGGTCGCAGCGACAGCGCCAGACGCGCGAGGCCGCCTATCGTGTGATGTCTGAGCTCGCCGGCGACCTGCCAGGCTTCGAGGAGGCCAGTCGCGCCCTGTTTGCGGGCGATCCCGAACGCCTGCAGAGCTTCGCCGCCGCGTGGCCCAAGGACGTCCGCGACTTCGTGCTGCGCCTCGCCGCTCCGACCTAGTCCTCGGGCGTCGGCTGCGCCTTGCAGTCGATGTTGAACGTGAAGCTGGCGCCGAGCCCAAAGCCGCCTTGGTAGTGTCGGTCGCAGCCGGCGATATGTTCGCCGAGCGCCTTCAACGTTTCCTCGTGGCCGCTGGGCTCCGGCGCACCGGTGAGCGCGGACAAGGAACTGCAGGCGCTGAGGCTCAACGCGGCGATGGCTAGGATCAATTGTCTCATCGAACATCTCCCTGAGTGTTGTCGAGGCCGAGTTCGTATCCGCCGCCCGGCCGTTTGGTGAGCACCTGCCGGCGCATCCGCGGATCGAAGGAAATGTGGGTCCACGTCCCCTCCTCGATCAGCTGGTCGAAGGCGACGCCCGACCTCGCTATGGCCCGGCAGACCGCCTGGGATGTCCCGAAGCCGTAGCAGTTGAAGTCCACGGCGTGCCCGGTCAGGTGAGCCGAGGTCCGCGCCCCACCGACGGCCCGGTTCAGCGCTGGACAGCGATAGCCGCTGGAGACGGTGATCACGCGGTCGCCCAGCAGGCGGCGCACCTCTTCCATGCGTGCGGCGGTGTTGCGCAGCGTCGCCACCATCTCCGGGGGGGCGCGGTTGTCGATCTCGCGGTGCTGAGTGGCCACGAGTTCTTCCAGCGCGAAGTGCGCCGTGAGCTTCGTCGTCATGTCGGTGTCCTTGGAGTTCGGCTCAGCCGCCGGTGTGCGCGGCGACCTCAATGGCGGCCGGGCGGCTTGCCTCCAGCCGCTCGACCTTCGTCGCGTTCGCGCTCCAGAGCTGCGCGAAAGCCCATGCCAGCAATGCGGCGGCGACGCCCCACGAGCGGCTCTTCAAGCCCTCGATCGCCTGCAGTGTCGAAGCGACCGTCGCCTTGATCTCGGCAAGGCGTTCCTCGCAGCGCGACTCGTGGTCGCCGAGACGTTGCTCAAGCGCCGCGAGGCGTTCGGATTGTGTGGTCATCACCCGCCCCAAGGCTTGCTGAAGTCATGACTAGCTTCGAAGCCGACGGTGGTCGTCTTCCCGGTACCAACACTCGAATCAGTCCCGGTCTTCTGCTCACCCGTGAACAGCCCGATCGGCAGGCCGCTCAGCATAGCCACGAGCTGCTGGGTGTTGCTCACCGGCGCCTGCCGCTGCTGCTGGTCGATATCGCGGAACGTTTGGCCTAACCCGGCTTGGGCACCGATATTGGCGCGTTGGTTCTCGTCGGCCTGGAACCCGAAGCCGACCTTCTGCGCACGATCTTGCAAGGCCGTCTGCGCGTTGGCGATCCGAGCCTGTGTCGCGCGCTCGGCATCGCCGCTCGCCGCGCCCAGGGCGGACTCGTAGGCCTGAGACCGCAGACCCGAAAGTGTCGAGGCCCGTCCACGCGCCAGCTCGCCCTCGGTCATACTCTGGGTCAGCGCCGCGCCGGAGCCGCCGAACGCGCCCGCCCCTGCCAGGTCCAGCGCCTGCTGCGCCCGCACATTTCCGGCGTTGAAGTCGAAGTCGGCGGCCGATGAGTCGACCACCTCCTTGAGGTAGGGGTTCAGGTAGCGATCGACGTAGTCATATGCCTTGCCGCCCGATGCGAACGGCGTGTCGGCGTTCACGTAGGGCGCAAGCCAGCTCGGATCGCCCGAACTGTTCAGGCTGGCCGCGCCGCTCGCCGCCTGGTTCTGCAGCGAGTGGGCTGGCGCGACGAGGCTGTTCGGATCCAGCCCCATCAGGCTGTTGACCCGACCCGCGACGCCCTGTGTCAGCGATGACGCCCACTCCGGCGCGATCGGCGTCGTGGTGGAGTTCGACGTGCTGTTCGATGTGGTCTTGGTCTTCGATTTCGACCCGCTCAGTTTCAGGCTCATCTAGAGCTCCTTTGCGATGATCCGCGCCAGCGGCGCATAACCTTCGGGCGCCAGCGCCCGCTCCCAGCCGGGCCGGCCAACGACCAGCACCCGACGGCATCCCTGCGCCTTCGCCCATCGTTCGGCGGCGGGCCTCAGGCGCACCACGAGAGCGTCCAGGTCACCCCCGGCCAGCCAGATCAGCAGGCGTCGTTCCTGCGGCTCGTCCTCGATGATCGTGACCATGGCGGCGGCCCCGCCGACCCAGAGCTGGGCTTCGCCGTTCTCCACCATCGCCTGCACATCGCTGAGCGCATGGCCGCGGCCGGCGTGAGCCAGCGCCGCCTCGATCCAGGGCGCGCATCGCGCCCAATCCGCGGTCGTCAAAGTTGACCGGCCGGCACGACGTCGAACGTCGGCGCCCCGATCCGACACCCGGTCGGCGCGCTCTCGCCGGAGAACCGCACCCGGAACAGCCGACCGCTGGTCAGCAGGTCCGCCTTGGCGTCACCGGGCGCCATGGCCACCGCCGCCACCGCCTGTTCCGAGGCCTGCGGATGCAGCCGTCCGGCCACCTCAACGGTCACCGGCCCAACCTGGTCCTTGAAGTCCGGCCACAGACCCCGGACCAGCATCGTCGCCTCCGGATCCAGGTAGCTGTCGGCCGTCTCGATGAACCAGCCGAAGCTGCCCCCGTCGGCCGAGCGTCCGCGCTCGTGCAGGAACACGGCGCCGTCGTAGGTCGCCCCGATCGGATAGGCCGACGGCCCGGCGTCCACGAACGCCGTCCGCGCCATGACGCCGCGATGCCACGCACCGGCGTCCGGACCGCTGACAGCCACCGCCAGGTAGCGGCTGTTCTCATAACCCTCCCGCCGGTCCGGATAGTCGAACCGCACCTCGGAGAACTCGGCGTTCGAGGAGGCTACGACTTTGTCGCCCTGGCTGGCGGCCAGCTCCTCGGCGAAGTCCCGCCGGATCGGGCACGGGACCGGCTCGGCCTGGCCGCCCAGCGCATACCTGTAGAATTGCCGGTCCGGGCTCACCCAGAACGCCGTCTGCCCGACTACGACTGCCGCGTTCGGCCCGATCAGGCCGCAGTTGCGTCCGACCCGCTCGAACCGCCACGGCTGGTTCAACGCGCCGACGAACGTCCCGAGGAACAAGGCGTCGCCGGTCCAGACCAGCAGGCAGGGCCCGCACATTCGGCCCGCCACGATCCGGCCGCCGCCGGTGAGAATATATTCCCGCGCCGTCGAGCCGCTCGCGCTCGTGCTCCACTGCGTGTTGTTGCGGATCGACGAGTGCCGGATACAGAGCGGATTGAAGGTGCCGGTTTCCTCGTTGCAGCCCAGCGCGAACACCTGATAGCCACCGTTCAGAGGCGCCACCAGCATGTGGGTCACCCGCGCCGGCGCGTTCGCCAGCGCCGCCGCCGGTGTCCCGGTGGCGTTCGTCCAGGCGAAGATCGTCTGGTTCCGCGGGCTGGCCAGCAGCTGCTCGCCCCACGCGCCGAACGACCAGGTCAGCGGGAAATAGTCCGTCTCCGACGGCAGGCCATACCCACCCTTCCCGTAGGCGCCGGTGCCGTAGCCGGCCGACCCCGCACCGTCGATGGCGCCGGGCGTGAAACCCGACGCCGGCGAAATGTCGAACAGCGACCCGCCTTGCCAGAGCTGCAGTTTCGAATGCGTCCCGAACGCGATGTCCAGCACGCCCTTGTTGTCGGTCCAGGGGAACACTGCCCGGCACACGCCGGTCAGCGGTTCACGCATCAACCGCTCCCAGCCGCCGATCGTCTCCGGCCGACCCAGCCGGAAGCGGACGTTCGATCCGTCCGCCCACCGTCCGTGGGCCGCAAACGTCGTGTCGTCGCCGCTCAGCCCCGGCGGCGCCTCGAGGGGAATCTTCATGCGGACCTCGTGAGTTGGTCTGACGCGGCGCGACGGCCGCTTTGGCTGGAAAGTCAGCTCGACAGCGGCGCTGCCCGTTAGGGCCGCGCCCCGCTTCAGATTCCGTTGCCTGTCGAGGCGTAGGCCGAGCCCGAACCCGACCCGGCGATGAACGCGATGTGCGTGTCCGGCCGGCTGTCGCTGTTCTTGACCGTGATCACCTCGACCGCACCCGCCGGCAGCGGCACGTCGCCGGAGGTCGCCTGCACGTTGGAATCCCCGACACGGTAGAAGACCACCCCTGCCAATGCATTATGCAGCCGAAGCTGGAACGCGCCCGTCGGCCGGCTTTTGATCGCTGCCAGCTGCGAAGACGTCGTAACGCTGACCGCTACCGTGGCGCTGTCCACGGGCATGAATGCGTTGTCCATTTTGGTTTCTCTGGTTGTTGATGAGTGGGGTGGCCTGTGGGCAAAACGACGTGGGCGGCGGCGGTCGGGATCGCCGACACAAGCCTCATGGCGTCTTGTGCCAATAGATGGAGAAGCCCCTCCCCCGCCCCGCACACGTCGTGCTAGAGGGCGGATATGGAGCAGGTGACCGACCTCGGCCGCGCGCTTGTCGTGGTGCGGACGCGAATTGCCGAAGGCTGGCTAGATCAGGCCGAAGCACAGCTACGACCGATCATTGCGGCCCACGCCGATAACGACGCCGCGCATCGACTTCTGGGCGTCGTCGCTTTCAAGTTGGGGCGCCGACCCGAGGGCATTTCGCACCTTCGGCGAGCAACAGAATTGGCCCCCTCGACCTTCGCGCATTGGTCAGACCTTGGCGTCGCCTACCGGCTATCGGGCGATCCCGACGCCGCGAAATGGGCCTTTGAGCGCGCCGCGGCTGCGGCCGACGCATCAACGATGTGGAACGCCCGGATAGCCCCGGCGAAGCGGACATTCACGACCGACGATGGGTTCCACAAGTTCAACGTCGGCGACTACGAGTATGAAGCCAAGCTTCGTTACGGGGGACACCGCCCGGCACACGGCGGCCTGAGGACAGCGATCGAAGTGGGGCGCTCGGGATACGCCGCCATCATCTCTGAGATTGGCCAGCACCGCGAGCGCCTCGCCAACCTGCCGCTATCAGAAAACCACGACGGCTTGGAACCGGCCTGGCTCAACACGTGGTTCCCCCCGCTCGACGGGATGGCGCTATATGCCCTCTTGGTGAAGTACGATCCAGCCCGCTTCATAGAGGTGGGGTCAGGCACGTCGACCAAATTCGCTCGCATGGCGGTTGCCGACTCGAAGCTTAGAACGACGCTGACCTCCATTGATCCGCAGCCCCGAGCCCGGATCGACAGCCTTTGTGACGCGGTCGTACGAAAGAAGCTTGAGGATTGCGACTTAGCGCTGTTCGACCAGTTGGAACCTGGTGACTTCCTCTTTCTGGACAGCTCGCACCGAACTTTCCAGAACTCTGACGTCACGGTTGCCTTCCTCGATATCCTTCCTCGGCTCAAGCCGGGCGTCGTCGTGCACGTGCACGACATCTACCTACCGTATGACTACCCGCGAGGGCACGCACCTCGCATGTGGAACGAACAGTATATGTTGGCGACGGCCCTTCTCTTCGGCCCACAAGCTTTTGAGATCTTGTTCCCGAGCCAGTTCGTCACGCGTGACCCAGAACTGGCCGCAGCGCTCAAAGGAGCCATGCGCGGCGGCGCGCTTGCTGGCTTGCATCTTCACGGCTCGTCCTTCTGGATGGTAAAGCGATAGTCGCTCCCTACTGAGTCCTATTGAGCCCGACAAAGGACAATCATTACACCACCTGATCCCCCCGAGCCGCGGGCTCCCGGGGGTCCGCCAACATTGAACCCGCCACCGCCGCCTCCTCTTATCCCACCGCTTACCAGGCTCTGAGCCGGTGCCCCGCCCCCGCCAACCAGAGTGCTTGAGACGTCCGAAAAGCCCGCACCACCACCGCCACCAGGGTAGCCCCCATTGCCCGCCCCGCCCGCGCCGCCGAAACGGGGCGTTTCACCGGCAATGCCAGCCGCGCTCGCGCCGGTGCCGCCGGTTCGGTTAACGAGGCCGCCGGAGGCTTTCCCGCCCGCACCTCCTGCTCCAGGGAAAATCGTTCCACCGCCGCCGCCGCTAGCCACCATTGGGGCGCGCCCCACTACGGTCACTATGGTGTCGCCGCCTGGCAGGCCATCCGCGCCGGAACCAGTGTCTTCCTGCGCTGGGGCGCCCGCTCCGACCGCATAGCTCACCGTCTCGCCCGTGCTGAGCCTCATGCGCTGGTAGAGCGCGCCGCCGCCGCCGCCCGCTCCGAGGGAGCCGCCGCCGTAATTCGCGCTGCTCCCGCCTCCACCCCAAGCGCAGATAAGTGCAACGCAGGGACCTGGTGCGGTAACGCTCCCGGCGCCCGACGTCGCGTTGATTGGCGCAGCGACCAGATCAAGAATGGCTTCGGCATACGACTTCTTGCCGTCGATGTTTTGCGCGACAAGCCCTCGAAGCCCCGCCATCAGTAGTCCGCCCACTCGGCGACGACATTCACGGACGCGGCCTGCCCCTCCGCCATGTAGATTCGCTCATTGGCTGACAGGATCAGCGGATTGCTGTCCGAATACCCGAAGTCCGTCGTCGGTGCTTCGGTGTTCTGTGTCATGGTGTAGGCCGCCATCAGAGCGCTGTCGGCGAAGTACTTCGTTGTCCCGCTGTCCAGGGATCGGAACATCTGGATCTGGTTGGCGCTGACGTTGGCGGCTGGGATCGCGGTCAGCCTGGTCAGCCGCGCACCGTTGGGGCCAGCGGTGACCAGCAATACGGTGCTCGTCGGCGTGGTAGTGTAGATCATGTTCGCGGTCGTCAGGTTGACCACATTCGACTTCGGCGTCTGAGGCGTCACGATGCTATTCGGCGTTACGGCCATGGCTTCTCTCTCTCCTAAAGGGCTACGGCGAAGGCCAGCGCGAGGCCCTTCACGGCGCTCGCGTAATCGGTGAGGTCGGCGGTCGACAGCGCCTGCCAACTCGCGTTCACCCCATCCGTCCGGACGAATTTCCCGGGGTTGCCGGTCTGGGCGGGCAGGTTGCCGGCGTTGTAGGACCAGGCCACGCTGGAGACCCAGTCCTTGATCGAGGCGCCGCCGTAGCCCGGCGTCTTCACGCCAGCTCCGTCGGTGGCCACCCACACGATATCGCCCGGATCCACGGTCACCGTGACGCCCGCTCCGGTGGTCAGGGTCACCGCGCCGGCGCAGGCGTTCCACACCAGATAGGCCTTGCTCACCGCCGGAATGGTGACCGTGAACGGCCCCGCTCCGCCGGTGAACTTGATGGTCGCGGCGCGCGCCTCGTCGTCGGCGTCGTTGGCCGTCGTCAGCGACACGTTGCCCGTCAGCGGCTTGGTCAGCCAGCCGGCGATCGCATAGTCGGCGCGGCGGAGCACGGCGTTCAGCCGGTCGCCCCAGGTGTTGATGTTCTCACCGGTGAACTGCTGTTCGAACCGGAGTGACGGCGTCCAGGATGAAGGCATCAGACGATCACGGCTCCCGTGTCTTGGCGGATCCAATGGGCCCCGTCCGAATGGGCGAGGATGTTGAGGTCGGTGACGAGCACCAGGGTCTGCGGATGGTCGGCCGCGCGCGGCAGGCCCGCCGCGGCGACTGCGAACAACGGCGTCGGCGCGCCGGGCGCCATGAGGCCCGTGAGCGCGTCGTGGAACGACTTCAGCACCGTCCGCACCGTCTCCGGCACGCCGGGCCCGATGGGCGACAGCATCAGAAGCCTCGCGCCGGAACCAGGTCCGGCAACTCCGTGGACAACACCTGCGGCGCGCGGCTGCGGGCGTCCTTGGCGTTCAGCTCGCCGATGGCGCGCCCGAGCTTGGTCTCGTAGACGCCGGCCAGTTCCGCATCCCGCAGGAACGGTCCCGCCTCGCTCAGCGTCGCGAATAGATAGACGTCCGGGGCTTCGCTCAGCAGCGCATTGGTGGGCGCAGCATCCGACAGCGCGAACGCCTGCAGCATGCGCAGCGTCAGCGCATATGCCTGGTCGCAGGGCCGGTCGAAGGCCAGGCGCTCGCCGTCCACCGTCCACGCCCCAGGCTCGCCACGCAGCGAGGACGCACCGATCAGGCTCGCCTCCAGGAACGGCAGCTCGTCCCGCGCGCCGCTCCGCTCGATCCAGACGCGCAAGGGTTCGGTGAAGCCGGCCGGCAGTGGGACAGACCGAGCGCCAGTGGGTACGGCGAGCGGGACCTCGGTCTCCGCCAGCCGCGTCCGCAGCACCCGGTTCAGCCTGGCCTCGGCCAGCGTGATGAATTCCGGGATGCGCGCCGTAAGGTCCGCACGCACAAGCCAGTTCGCCGCGGCAGCCTGAAGCTGCGCGTAGGTCGTGATCGCCATGTATGGGGTCCTGAATGAAGAAGGCCGCCCGAGAGGCGGCCTTGCGAAGTCCGGATTGAGAACGCCGAGCAGCGTCCGAGGCCCGCTGGCCCCATGGCGCGCTGGCCCGGCAGGCTTAGTACGGGGCGTCGGTACGCATCACCACGCCGCGCTGCGCCATTGAGAAGACGTTTCGGCCGTCATGGAGGCCTTCGGACGTCCAGTTACAGAAGAGGCAGTCGCCTCGCGCATTCAGCACCTCGACCGAATAGCCATAAAGCGCATCGGCATCATTGACCCTCAAGTCGTCACACGCGTCGCGGCAGTCCTGCCTGAGCGTCTCATACCTGTCCCGCAGCACCAGCGCCGTGGCCCCAGCGTGTTTCAGCGTCGCCCCCGCCACGCGGACATTCGCCATGGCGTGTCGCGGCGACTGATCGACATAGCCAACCACGATAAGCGCCAGCCAGGCGACAGCCAGCAACCCCACGCCGAGCAGGAAGCCCGAGAGGAAGTTCACGCGGATCCGCCCTAAGCCGGTCGTCATTGGCTGGCCGCAGGCTCCATGACCTTCGTCACGGCGAGTCGGTCGCGACCGGCGACACGCCAGGCGACTGTCGTTCCTGACCAAATGATCCCCGGATCGGAGCCGCGGGCGATGCGTCGACCCGATGCGTCGAAGACCTGCGCTTCACGGACACCATTCCCGCGACCTACGTTGTCGACTCTGAAGTCGTCGCACCGCCCGTTGCAGGTCAGTTCGATCGAGCCACTCTGCCTGCGGATGGCCACCTTGGCGCCCCGATGCGCTGAGACATCGACGCCCGAAACGATGAGCTTCATGCCGCCCGCCGTGACGTCGTTGAACATGATGGCCATCGCCAGGAGACCGCCGATGCAGAAACCTGCCCCACAGACCATCCCCGCGACGAAGCGCAGCCATTTGGCCGGGCGATGCCCAGTGGATCCCATCGACGCCCCCACCAATTCGGAACATATAGCGAACTTGCGCCTTTTGGCTGGCTCGTCAACCCCCTAGTATCTGGCCGGCCGGGCCTGTCGAGCCACCGGCTTGACCTGCAGCTGTCCGGGGTCGACCGGCTGCCCCCGGGCGGCCGCGCGAAGTCCTTCCAGGTTGTTGTGAAGGTCCATGTCCCGTTCCGGCTGCCCCTGGCCGCGCCAGTTCCTCTGAATGTGCTCCTTCACGCGCGGCGGCAGCCAATCCAATGCTCCGGGCGGCGGACTGCCAATGGAGTTCTCAAGTTCGTGCGTGAAGCCCGCGATCGCTGAAGACACTGGACCGATCTCGGTCGCGAGCCGACGCGAGAGCTCTGCGTGCCGAAGGGCGTCGCCAGCATCGTTGTGGCTGGGGAACCGGGCAAGTATCTCGCGCTCGATTCGCTTTGCGGCCTCGTATTTGGCAGGCACGTTCCACCACTGCTGCGCCGGCTCGCGTCGAGGCGCACGTGCCAGCGCCGCCTGCTCGCTCAGCGTCAGCCCCACGTGGCGCATCTCGGATCGCGTGTCACTAATCGCCATCTCGCCAATCTCCCGGAAGTGGTCGAAAGAGTGGGCGGGCTCCGCGAGCCCGCCCGGAGTTCAAAGCGCCGCTAGACGTTGGCCAGGCGACAGGCGAGCTGCGGCCGGATGGTCTTGAAGCCGTAGAGCACGTCCAGGCGGCACGGGAACTTGTCCGAGTTGATGTCGTACTGGCGCACGATCCGCATCGACACGCCGTCGAACACCTCACGGCTGGCGAAGTCCACGCCGCGCGGCATCACCATGTCGGCCGTGGCGAAGGCGAACGCGCCCTTCTGGTAGGCCATCGACAGGCCGTGGGCCACGCTGGCGGTCCCCGCGATAGTCACGGGCGCGGAGGCCGCGGGCGAACCCGAGACGTTCTGCGCCGCACCGCTCGTCACGATGGCAGGCGAAATCGGGTACGACGTTGCGGTCGCTCCCGCCCCGACAACGAACGACTGCGGCACCCCGGTGGACTGCTTGGTCTCGGGATGCACGCGGAAGACGCCGCCGATGGTGATGACGTCGCCGGCCGCCGGCGCACCCGTCCCGCCGGACACCGTGAGGGTCGCGGCCGTCTGGCCGGCGCCATTCACGACGACGCTGCCGGTGGTCGGGCCGCGTGGGTGGGCGGGCCAAAGCGTGTTCTCCATGAAGTCGAACCCGGCGGTCCGCCCCATGAAGCCCTCGCGGTTCTGCTTCGAGATCGTGGTCTTGTCATTGAACAAGCCCTTGAGTTCGCTCACCAGGTCGACGTTGTCCTGGGTGTTCAGGTTGCAAGTCCGCGCGTTGAGCGGGGCCAGGTTGTCCACCAGCACCTTGCGCGCCTGCAGCACCTTCGCGAAGTTCGTCGCGCCGCCGACCTGGTTCCAGACGTCCTTGTACATGTTCATGGCGTCCGCCTCGATGTTGGCGGCGAGCACGCTCATGGCGGGCTCCAGGATGCGCTCGGAGAAGTCGTCCAGGTTCAGCGTGAGGTCGATCGACGTGAAGTTCAGGTCAACGCCCTTCTGGGTCTGGACCCTCAGGTCGACGCTCGATTCGGTGGTGTCCAGGTCCGGCGGATTGGTGCTCAACGCCGCGCCGGTCCGCACCTTGTACTGGTTCGGCAAGCGGATCTTCAGCGTGTCGCCGATCTTGGCGCCCGAGTGGGCGAACCGGTCGTCATAGTCGCGCGTGATCGTGCCCACGAAGTTCAGCTTCTGGTGCAGCACGCGCAGCGCCTCCCGCGTCACCGCGGTGGCGGTCAGGATGGTATTGGCCATGTTGGTCCTTTTGGATGTTGGGATTGGAACCCGCCGGGCCGCCGAGACGCGGAAACCGCGCTTGCTCGACGGTCGCCGCCTCGTGGGGGCGCGGGAGGAAAGGATCGGCCGGTGTTCCGACGCTCAGGCGTGTCGCGGAGGCGGGCGGTCCTTGTGGGTTGAGAAAGCTGTGCTAGAACGTATGGAGAACTCGTGGAGTGAATTCTCGTCGATGCGCCTTGATCTCGC